TTTTTGTTACTGCTGCTATTATATCATTCGTATTTTTAATTGCTAAATTTCTTGAAATGCGATTTATTGAAAAAGAAGCGAAACCTTTAAAGCATCTTATTCGTGATTCTCTCATAGTATATTTCAGTGTTGTAGCAGGGCATTTTGTAATCAATCAATTAAACCCTGTTTTAGAAGGCGGGAAAAAATTAACACCTGTATTCACTGATAATCCAGGGTTTTAACATTCTTTATATTACGTTTTTCATTATACGTTTTTCATTATACGTTTTTCATTATACGTTTTTCATTATATGTTTTTCATTATATTGCAATATAATGACAAATATTTAACGTCCAGTCCATACCTTCATAACATTTTTTTCAATTACTCCATTCTTAAAGTTATTTATATATTTGTCAAAAGAAAGACCCCATTTTTGATATTTAAATATATCTCCAAATAATGATTTTCTTTTATTTACAACTGCACTCTCGGTACAAAATATACACCCCATTATTCTCTCTAAACAACATCTATGACTTCTAGTTGTTATTGCTTTTACTAGATTTTCTATTTTATATTTATTATTTAATTTTACAAGAAAATTGTGATTTATATATGATTGCGCACCAAAACATCCATACCAATTTGCAGACTTGTTTATTAGTTGTGACATTCCTAATAAATTATTATTAACTTTTAATTTTTCATATATATGATTATAATTTTTAAGGTAACTTGTTATGTGTAATCTATCAGTCAAATCTTCTGCATCTTCATTAAAATGCCATAATGGTAAAACGTCTACATTTTTTAATAATTCAAACTGTATTCTTTTGTGAAAAAATACAGAATCATGTAGAATAACAGCATTGTCAAAATATTTATTTTTTAAAAAATAATAATATGGTAATAATTCTCCTCTACCTGGAAATTCAGATTTGATTATTTCGACATTATTATAATCAAATTCTGATTTTAAAAATTCTTGGTTGCTGTTATCATCTATGATAATAATTTTTTTTAAAGGATACAAACTTCTCAATAGTTTAACCGAATGATTCCAATACTTATTTGTAGTTTCAGAATTTACATGTCTTGTTATTATAAATCCATACTCGTTCATAGTATAAGAATAGACAAATATTTTTATTAGTATTAAATAATTTAAATATTTGTATTTTATTTGTATTTTATTTGTATTTTATTATACAAATGATGGTATATTATCTATATCAATTACATCTGCAGGAATTTCTCCTTTACCTTTAAAATTACTAAATGCTTTAAATTCTGGTCTCTCTAGTTGCGCTTGCGGAGTATGATTATGAACACATCTTGCTATCATTTTGTATAATTTAAAATCCGGATAACGATCATCTCCATTATTTTTATATAACATATTGAGACCATTATCATCTAAACACCATTCAACAATTAAACGTTTAATTGGATCTTTACATTTACTCAATTCTTTTAGTTCATCATCATCATCAACAACATAGTCAAATATGGAACATGCTAAACGGCATAAATCGAAACTATAATTTGGTTCTAATCGTGGTTTCTTTTCATTTAAATAAGGTTCTGTGTTATATTGGGTTGCGGCATCTCCACCCGTTTGAAAACTATCACTGCAGAAAATCTTTCCATCAAATTTATATATACTTCTGCCAAAATCTATAATCTTAAATATGCGACCAAATGTTGGGACTTTATAATATTTCTTTTTGTAACAATAATATAGGAATTTTTTATCCGTATCATTATACATTACATTATTGGTGTGCAAATCATTGTGGGTAAGGTTAAACGCCTTTTGATAAGTAATTAAAATCATTATTATTTGCATAAATGCAGAATACCATTCTTCTTCTTTTAATTTATTGTTTAAAATAAGATCATCCAATGTGTTTTCACAATATTCCATGCAAATCATTTGAATTGGAAATTTTGGAATAGTTGCGTTTATTATCTCATCTTCATATTCATCATCGTCGTCATCTTCATCTTCGCTTGTAACATCTTCAAAATTATCGTCATCATCATTATTGTTATCTTGATTATCATCATCCATTTTATCATCTATATTGCATTCATCTATATTACATTCATCTATATTGCATTCATCTATATTGCATTCATCCATAATATCTTCATCATCTGTATGTGACGACCTTGAAGAGCAAGTGGAATTTGATTTTAACGTAACTTGACTAGAATTTTTAACATCTGATAAAACATTATGTGCAAAATCAAATGTTTCTAATTCATTTTCACTTATTTGATTGTCGCTTATTTGCATCTGATTTAATTGTAAATCATTTATGTCCATATTAGAGGCCATATTAGATGATTCATCGAAAACATCTGCAAACAATTCATTTTCAAAAGAACTTATTGATAATTGAGACCTTGCGCTTGTATTATGTTCAATTTTTATAGGTTTTAATTTACATTTTTCATTTTCATCTTGAAATAAATGCTCATATTCATCCACTTTAAATAAAACATTTTTGTTTTTATTGAAAAAATCAGAATTATTCAAATATTCTATATCATCAAAAACATTAAAACTAAAATTGTTTTTTATACCTAAAAATGACCCATAATAGTCTATTCCATGAATGAAACCATGCGAATGCATTAATACACTACTTAAATGCACAAATAGTCCATCAACATATGCGGCGTTATTTACATCCATAAATTTAGTATTGCAATTATCGACAGTTGAGTCTAGTTTTGGCAATTTATATAATTTTTCATCATGAATATTGTATTTACCTATTAAATACTTATATGGGTCCAATAATGGTGCTAATTTAAAGAATACATCTTTATCTTTTGTTTTGTTATTATTTATGTTTTTAAGTTTGCAGTTAAATATGCGACTGTTTTCTGCATCATCTTCATCTTGTTCATCACAATTTATATTTGTAATGTACCATTTATGATTTAAATTAATATTATTAAAATTTGTCTCGTTTAATGAAAAGAACTTTGAATAAATTGGTATATAATTTTGCGCCTCTGTTAAAAAAAGGTTTTTCGGGTTTTCTAAAGCTTTAAAAAGTTCTATGTTCTTTCGTTTTTGATAATTAACAATCATCTTTCTTTAGCTAATTAATATATAAATTATATGTGTTTTTAACTTATTATAAATCATAAATATTAAATCTGGATTTTTAAATATTAAATCTTGGATCTTGGATCTTAAATCTTGCTTTCTCTAATTTCGTAAAAATGATAAAATTATATTTCTAAAAGTTATAAAATGACGCTAGAACTTAAAAAATTTGATATGAAAAGCATCCAGTTTAAACCAAATGAAAACAAAGGACCTGTAGTAGTTTTAATTGGCAAGCGTGACACTGGCAAATCATTTTTAGTAAGAGATTTATTATATTATCAACAAGATATTCCCATCGGTACGGTTATTTCTGGGACAGAAGAAGGCAACGGATTTTATAGCAAAATGGTGCCGAAGTTATTTATTCATAATGAATATAATTCTGCAATAATAGAAAATGTTTTGAAGCGACAGCGGACCGTATTGAAGCAGGTTAAAGAAGAAATGGCTACATATAAGCGTAGCACAATTGATCCGAGGGCATTCGTTATTCTGGATGACTGCCTTTATGATAACACATGGTCGCGAGATAAATTAATGCGATTACTTTTTATGAACGGTGAAATGTTTGCCGGAGTCATTCCAAAAGAATGGCTAGTTTACTGCTTTATTTAGCATTAAGCAACACGTCCAAATTGCGGAGACCTCTCGATTTAGAACTTTGTAAAGTTCTTTGAAGGTTTATACTACTAAGTTATTATAGAAATATAATAATGGCTTATGCTAATCACATAAGGTATAGTAAAAAGGTATAAAATAGAGAAAACCCGCAGCTCGTCGCCTAAGTCCGTTATTGGTAAGGATATGGTGATAGTTCAACGACTAAATGCCCGTGGGGTTGAGAAGTCTAACCAACTTCGATGATACCTTAAGATATAGTCTAAACCCATTCGAGAGAATGCTGTGCCCATTTAAAAAGCATAGATTTAATGATTTTAGAAGGAAATGTCTAAATGAAAATGGTATAAATTGAGACATTGGAAAGTAATGTTGGTCATAACAATGCAATATCCTCTCGGTATTCCACCCACACTGAGAACCAACATAGATTATGTTTTTATTCTTCGAGAGAATTACATAGCAAATAGAAAAAGAATATATGAAAATTATGCAGGTATGTTTCCAACATTTGAGAGCTTTTGTCAAGTAATGGACCAATGTACCGAAAATTATGAGTGTCTAGTTATCAATAATAACTCCAAATCAAATAAACTACACGACCAAGTCTTCTGGTACAAAGCTGATAACCATGGTGACTTCAGATTAGGCTCTAAAGAGTTCTGGGAATTATCAAAAGGAATGAAAGATGAAGACGAAGAGGAACAATATGACCCTAATTCAGTTAAGAAACGAGGAGCAGGTCAAAAAATCAGTGTTAAAAAGGCAAATAAATGGTAAATAAACTTTTTATAACGAAGTAAAGAAAGGTATAGCAAAACTATAAGTGCTTTTATAAAATCCGCTTTTAAAATATATAAACGGATTTTATAATATTTATGTATCCTCAAAATGAATAGTAACTGGATATTTTATATAGCAATATTCTCTCCAAGTGGTATGATAATTCTGATTTAATTCGCACCAATCAAATAAAAACTTTTCATTAGAGGCTTTAACAGGAAAAGGTTCCCATAAATTGTATTTAAAATTATACAATAAGTTCATAATTCCCATTTCATTTGTTTTACAAAATGTATATTTATTCATTGCTTCTATTAACTGTTTTTTGTCGCATACATTTAAAATAAATGTATCATAAATCCAAATACAATTCAGCATATATTCCGAGTCCAAAATATATGAACCATATTCATTTTTCATTATTTCTATTAGTTCTAAATTATCATAACTTATTTGACAATTAAAATTTTGTGAGTCACTGCTTTTTCCATCTTTGGGAGCCAATATTTTGTTTTTATAATCCAACTCTAATAAATATTTAACATCATCTAGAACTCTTAATCCTGCATCTAAATAAATAACACGTTTCCACTGTATAAAATAATCATCAAATATGTGTAGTTTTTCCCATTGGTTTGTTTTTGTAATTTCTCTCTTATCTGTTGTATCTGTAAACCCATTAGGTCCAATTTTTAAAAGTAATTCATCTTTATTTATTTTATCAAATTTTTTCTCGATAATATTATAAAAATCTTTAAAGTTTACATTTATATCAAAATCAATTGTAATTAAAACGATTAGTCCTTTCCAATTGCCCTTACTTCTTAAATCAATAATAGTTCTTTTTGCTTTATCAAAATAGTTCAAATCAGTTACCATTGTGAAAACAGTATCATTATTATCTTGTAATATAACAGATGAAGATTGATTATTTTTTTCTTTTATAATTATATCTTTATTTGATATAGATATATAAAAATCATATTGTTCTTTTGTTATAACTTTGTGAAATGTAATTGCATCATTTAATTGAAAATCATTTTCATGCTGAGCTAAATGAAAAAGATTGTTGTTAATTTGATTTATTTTATTTGTTTTTGCGATTTCTTGTATCCATAGTCCAATACATAAATCGTCACACCAATGTTTATAAGAATTACTTATACCAGTATTTTTAACATATTCAGTAATAAGAGCATATAAGAATTTTGATAGTGTGTAACCAGCTCCACCTGACATATATAAACAAAATTCATCTTTAATATGGTCTAATTCTTTACCAATATAATAATTTTCATTTGAATTGTATTTTATTAGTAAATTTTTAAGTCTCTCTTCAAAAACAAACGTATCATCATCTATAAATACGTACCAATCATAATCAGGAATATTTGTATTGTAAATAAAATGAATATATTTCCATGTTATATTTTGTGGGTCATCCATACAGTACCAACCAAATTGTCTATTGTCAATATTCGGGTTTGATGTAAGATAATAAATATCCTCTTTGTTAACATTTTTAAACATAGTATCCATTTGAAACTGAACTCTTGTTTGAAGATATTTATCACATGTAGAAATAATATAACAAATTTTCATAATGGTTATATTATTTATTTAATTTTAAGTAAGTTTTAATAAAATTGTTTAATCAATGCTCTGCAGTTATTCTTTCTTTTTAGCGAAAGGACCACTAATCAATTGGCTCTGACCATTATCAGTTTTACCAACAACAATGTTCTCTCCTTCAAATAATTCCATTTGAATATCTGCAGAAGAAATATTCTCTTTATCTTTCAATCCGAACTCTTGTGTGCTGCCATTATTTACACCAATCAAATTACCTTGGTCATCAATAGTTTGTGTTAAAGCATTACCAGATTTTTCAGCATTCTTAATATTTTCTTCGATTGCTTTTTGTTTGGTTTCTTTAACACGTTGGTCAAATGCCGACTTTGCACTAGATTCATTTTTATTCTTCTCGTGCATCAATTGATTAAGCTCTTCTTCCATATATTCGACACGACCAGTTTTATAAGCCTCAGGCTCCCAAGGCATCCACATTCCAACTGGCCCAACCATAATATCATGATTCGGGTCAATTTCCCGCAGCATTTTACATCTCAATTCTGCCTCTTCCATTGTAGGATAAGACCCACGAATCTTTAAACCTCTAGTACTAGTTTGAAAATTATGAGCAATACCAAAATCTTTATCTAGTTGCTCTTCATTGTTATCCAAAAATGTTTTATAATCATCTTCCATGTTAGTTTTAGATAAATTAACTTTTTCTTCTTTTACAAACTCTTTAAAATCATTAGTTATATCATCAAATGAAA